ATATATATATTGGATCTTCTGTAATGCGAGTTATGAAAAGAATAGAACATCATATATCTATGTTAAGAGCAAATAAACATAAAAATGTTCATTTACAAAACGCTTTTAACAAATATGGTGAAACTAGTTTTTGTGCCTCAATTATAGAAAACACTGAAAAACATAACACTTTAGAAAGAGAACAGTATTGGATAAATCAACATAGTTTTGATGATTTGTACAATATTAATCCTCTTGCTTCAGGTACTCCTAGTATGTCAAAAGAGACAATATTAAAGAGATCTGAAACCATGAAGAAAAAATATGCTTCTGGAGAAATACAATCTAATTTTAAAAAAGGGCACGTTCCTTGGAACAAAGGAAAATCTAATATAGATTATTCATACTTAAAAGGTGTGAAGAAAACTAAATCAGAAAAAGTGTTAAATAAGCTCAAAAAACAGAGTGAACAAATTAGAGATCTTTCTCCAAGAGTGTATGTTTATGATGTGAATTATAATTTCTTAGGAGAGTTTAGATGTGCCAAAGACCTTGAAGAATGGTCTTTAACAGAACATAACAATTTACTAATTAAAAGTAGATTTGAAAAAGAAAGAATGGGAAAACCATTAAAATTCTTAAGTTCTGGAAACATCAACAAAGCTTGCAAAACTGGTAAATTTTACAAAGGACTGAGATTTAGCAATCAGCCGCTTTATGGAGAGATCCATATTGAAAAATTGAGCAAAAACGGTGAAGGGTGTGATTCCTAATACCGTGCTAAACTAATAGATTACGAAAGGCTATTAGTCAGTGTAACGCATAGGAGGTGAATAAATATAATCCTCCCACGAGTGCTCGACATCCTTAGGGATGAAAATATATGCTGGACTTACAGGAACAAGAACTGTAAGAACTATAGGATAAAAAGCCTATAGGATAACAAAATCGAAAAGCTCAGATATGCAAAACTGGATTTATGATAGACAGCTAACTATGTTCACCACTATTACAGGTGAGCTTAGCCTTATGATGCTTATTGAAGCATATGAACTGGCTGGCATTAATGTCATATCAGCAAATACAGATGGTGTTACTATCAGGATTAAAAAGACCCTGCTAGACAAGATGTTTGAGATAAATAAATGGTGGTGTGATCTTACTAGATATGAACTCGAACGTGCTGATTATCAGAAGATTATATTCTCAACAGTAAATGACTATTTAGCAATTAAAACAGATGGAGAAGTTAAGAAAAAAGGCGATTTCCTCACAGATTTCGAACTTCATAAGAACAAGAGTGCAAGGATTGTCTCTTTGGCTCTCGAACAATATTTTGTTAATAATATACCTATTGACACTACTATTATGTCTCATGGCAACATCTACGACTTCTGTTTAAGACAGAAAGCCAGCAAAGATTTCCATTATGAAGGATGGAACAAAGCTACAGGAGACAAAACAGTGTATGACAAACTGATACGCTATTATGTATCCACTACAGGAGAAAAGCTTTTAAAAGTAAAAAACCTTGACAGCGATAGCACAGCTCCAGATGTTGCACAGGTGGAAGCAGGTGATTGGGTATGTCAGGTGAGAAATTATCTTCCTAAGGATACAGACGTAGCTACAGCAGGTATAAATTATCAGTATTATATTGAACGTGCTCAAAAACTCATAGACAAGATTGAACTTGGTGGTAAGAAACGTAAATTCGTGGACCCCAATCAAATGTCTTTATTCTAAAACAACAATAAGGTAAACCAGATAGCTCAGTTGGCAGAGCGCAGGTCGCTGAAAAGCACCCAATAAGAAACGGGTCGAGGGTTCGATTCCCTCTCTGGTTTCAAAATAGTCAGGTGGCGAAATTGGTAGCCAAAAAGGGATGTTGAAGGTAGTAGTAATACTCCGCCTCGAACAAGTGTAGGCGACTTTTACAGGTTCAAATCCTGTCCTGACTACTATGGGTTGGTTAGTACTATATAACGAATAGAGGAAGTACAAATAGTCAGATGGTTAAAAGGTAGCCAGTTAAATAACTCACGAATGGGGGTGAAATCGAAAGATAGAGTCGAGCGAAAGCAGTCCTTCTCGTTTAATACAGGTTCGACTCCTCCCTGACTACTAAAAATAAAAGTTATGAAAGAAAGAAAGTATCTTGTTAAAATTGGTGGACAATATGTAATTCTTACTGAGATTGAATATGAAAAATATTTAATTTATGGAAGAGTAAAATAACATAGTCAGGTGGCGTAATTGGTAACGCTCTAGCCCTACTCTAAAGGGTAGAAGATACAGGTTCGAGTCCTGTCCTGACTACAAAATTATACAATATGAAACTGAACAAAGGAGACAGATTTACAGACTACATGGGTAAGCGATGTTTCATCAGCTATATAAAAGCAGACATTGTCAAGCTTACATATTTTGCTGATCCCTCCTATGTAGAAGTTTGGGAAAAAGAAGAATTCATCTCTGAAGTGCATGGAAATAAGTTCTTTCCAGAACCTAAAATAAAGATTGATAGAACCAACATCACTGACCATCTCATTGAGTATCAATTGAATATGATTGGTAAGACAATACCAGATGCCCAGAAGATAGATGATTGGTACCACCAATTCACAATGACACAGAAACAACATGAAGTGTTCAAGGGGTATGCTATTCCCCTTATTAAGAAGGTGTTCAAATGCACCAAAAAGAAAGCTGAAGAAACATTCAGCTGGTTCAATCTACAATTCGGACTCAGAATTAAAAATTAATCACATGTATTACTTAATTGCCTATTTGGCGTTATCCTTTATATGGATAGCGTACGAGTACTCTATTGCCCCCACTGAAGAAGAATTATTTAAATAAACACACATTCATATGAAAAAACAAGAACAAACTGAACCTCTGTATCATCTTACAGACAATGATCTTTATTTCCACAATGTCATCTTTGTATGTGGTGAACCTTGGGTGACCAAATGTCTAAGACCTTCAGAAGCTGTCATCTATACAGAGAAACAGATGAAGATTGCACAAGTTGAACTTCGTAAAAACAAGATTAGAGCCTATCCTAAACCTATTGAAAGAAAAAAACCATGATTAATTTTAATTGGGAATATGAATCTCGTAGAGATTTCTTATTTTTGCAGGCTGATCAAGAAGAACAGTATCAGCGCTTGAAGCAGGAAATTAATGAAGAAGAAAATCGCTTACCTGCAAGAATCACCGTTTTAAAAGAAGAGAAACATGAACCTGAAAGTAACACCTTGGCACTTCGAAGAATTGATTAAGAAAAGTTACTCTCTAGACCTCATATACCTCTTAAAGCTCATACATAGTGGATTCGACATCAGTGAAATGTGTGAAGATAGCGTTAAAATAGCCAATCTTCACCAGACATTGATAAGAAAAGGTCTTGTTTCTGAACAAGGAGACAAGATTACCACTATTGGTATGGAGCTTTTGTCGTTTATAGAGAGTGAGGGAGAAACAAAGATTGTTAAAAGAAAACCTGCAACATCAGACTTTGACAAATGGTGGACAGCCTATCCTGGTACAGACACATTTACTCATAAGGGTAAGAAGTTTACAGGAAATAGAGGCTTACGACAGCACAAAGAAGAATGCAGGCTGAAGTTTGACAAGATTCTATTGGAAGGTGAGTATACAGCACAAGAGATGATTGATGCTCTTAACTTAGATGTCCTTCAGAAGAAAGAGAATTCCGTTAAGAATAATACAAACAAGCTCACATACATGCAGAACAGTCTCACCTATCTTAATCAACGTAGCTTCGAACCATTTATTGAATTAATTAAACAAGGTGCTGAAGTGGAAGAAGCACCTAAAATTGTAGGAGGCACTGATATTTAGACCCTATAGGGTATAAACGTAACAACTTTTAGTTAAATTATACCCTATAAGGTATATTCAATTACATATAAAACGGTCAATATCAGCCAAACTATACTTAAAAAGATATAATATGAGCTTCGAAGCACTAAAACAAGAGGTTAACAACGGTCTCATTGGTAAGAACAACAGTATCCCTATGGGATTTAACAGGTTGAACAAGTACATTGGTATTAGAAAAGGGATTTACACTCTCATTGGTGGTCTGACAGGTTCAGGTAAAACATCGTTTGTAGATGATGCGTATGTTCTTAATCCTTTTGACTGGTATCTAAGTCAGAAGGGTCAGGGTGCTAAGTTGAAAATTCTATATCGTTCAATGGAGCGTTCTAGAACATATAAACTAGCTAAATGGGTTTC